CCTGTGTAACCATGATCAATTACACCAGCTCTTACTTTAAGATCTGTTTTTATAACTGATCCTCTTTCTTGTATTAAAGCTACATAACCTTTAGGTACAAGAATTTTTAGTCCTGTCGGAATTAAGTAATTGTTAGTTGTTTCTTTATAATCTGCAGGATATATTGTTATATCCGAGTCGCTTGCATTATAAAGATCTAATCCTGCACTTTCACCATTATATGCAGGTATGTAATCTTGTACATCTATATGTTGTAAATTTAATGTATCTGACAGACTTTCCATGACATGGATATTAATCATTTTGCGTTTACTTCTTTCCATTTTTCTTTAAGTTTGTTTTTAAGTGCTGATTCGTCTTGTGTAACGGCTTCGTTAAGTGTCATATGACTTTCATCTAGAATTTCAAAACTAGACTTAGAAGTATCGATATTAATTGGAAATAGAAGTCCATCTCTACCGGCTCTGTTTTTGGCAACGAAAATACGACCAGTTCCCTCAGACTTCTCGAGAGGCTTTCTAGAAATTGATAGTACGATATCAGCAACCTGAGCTTTACCATATGATTCTCCCATATTTTCTAGGCCAACAATCTCTGATTTAGAAGAGTCTTTATTAGCTTGTGATGCAGTCCAAACTGGAATATTAAGCTCAACTGCTAAATTACGAAGTTCTGTATAAATAAGCTTAAGTTCATGACGTAAAGAATCATATTCACGTGATGATTTCATGACATCAGCATAATCTACAACAACAACACTAGGTCTAAAACCTTTCAATGTTAATTTTTCGATATGGTTTCTTAAAGTGTGAACTGATGCTGCACCTGTTGGGTATTCTTTAATAATTAGCTTTCCAAGATCCATTGCCTTATATTTGTCAATTACTTCTTGTTTTCTTTCAATTATTTCATTACTAGGAATATCGCAAAGATTCGAGTCATATCTTTTTCCTGTCTCATGTTCAGAAAGTTCGAAAGTATAGTGAACGACATTTTTGCCTGCTCTCATAGCAGCACAACCCATTGCAACCAAAAAGTGTGATTTACCTACGCCAGTATTTGCTGTAATTACACCTAACTCTCCTCGTCCTAGGCCGCCACGCATAATATCAGGAGCATCAAGCCTATCTAAGCCTGTTGGGCATACTTGTCTGTTAATTTGTACAAATCTAGCTTCAATATCATCAAAGAAATCATGTCCTGTCGTATTAGGCATTCCTACAGAAATGGCTTCTTTCATAATTGAAATAACAGACTCATACTTTTCTGTTTGAATTAATTCTACAGACTTTTCCAAAGCGTCTTTAAAAGCCTGTCGTTTGCAGAACTCTAATGATTTATCTTTGACATAAGCAATATCGCCTGCATCTGGGTTTGTCCTCATACGCTGCAGATATTCGATAATTTGGTCTCTTAAAACGACATCACTTGACTTTTTAAGATCTTCTTTGATAATCGTAATTAAGATCTGAAGTGTAGGGAATGTCCTGTATTTGTTATAGTATGCGAAGTATTTGTCACATAAAAACGAAAGATATTTTAGATCAAAATATGATGGATCAACTACTTCAACCATTTGACTGGCCCAAGTAGTATCAGTCAACATTCCTTGAAAAACTTTTTCTTGAAATGGTTTACCGAATTTAGAGAAGTTTTTTTCTACACTCATGCTTAATTGTTTATCCTTTTAAATGTGATTTTAGCATTAATAAGAAATTATGAATATCGAACATGTTTAAACCTTCACGATTCATAATCCTAAGAAGATCTAGTTTATTTAGCTTTTCTTCTTTGTTTTCAACTTGAAAATTAATTTTTTTAATTTGATCTGCGCTGAGCATTGCAGAATCTAAATACATCAGGCGCCAGTTTTTATCGATTAAAGAAGCAGACTCGGAAATTTCTTTGAATAACTTTAGTTTGTTGCCGTTTTTTACTTCTTTATTAGCCATATTGATTATATCATTATGAGATAAAAATTTACACCTCAATAATTCTGGAAATTTTCTAGCTAACATTTTGAACCCAGCACCTTTAACACCTTTAAGACCGTCTGAAACGTCGCCTGATATGGCTCTTGCCACACAAAAATTATTTGGGTGTATATTAAAGTTTTCTACAACGTAGTCTTCATCTATTAAAATTTTTCTATTAGGCGACCATATTCTAGTTTTTTCATTTACAAGCTGATAATAATCTTTATCAGATGTAACTATTACTTTGTTTTCATTAGAAAACTTTGTTTTACACAAATACGCAATAATATCATCTGCTTCGCAATCCGTAACATATATTTGTGTGACAGGTGTTTTATACAAAATTTCAATAAGAGTACTTAACTGATCGTCTCTATTTTGAACTGTGTCTTTTGTTTCGCTATAATAACCACTCCTGTTGTTTTTAGTTGGGCGTCGACCTTGTTTATAATTAGGATCAATATTTCTTCTTCTTAACGACCCGCCACCTTCCCAAGCAACAACGATTTTAGAAGGAGAAAACTTTGCACATAAAATCTCGATATTTTTTAACATTCCCACAATACCACCACAAAGTTTTCCATTAAGTGAAACTGAGGGGTTTGCTGAAAAATGTCGCATGAAGACGTTTAACCCATCAATGTATATTACAGGCTTTTCCATTTTAGCTTAATTCTTCATACGCATCTGCATCACCAGTTACATGTTCTGCTAATGCTTCTATTTCAGAATAACTTTCAGCATCAATACTAATGTCATCTGCTGTAACTGATTTTTTAACCATCGCTGCATCAACAAGCATATCTATATACTCTTTATATTGAGGATCTTTCATTATGTTACCAAAGTCTGCTTTATAGAATTTCTTTTCAACAATTAATTCACCTTCAGGACTATAAACATTAAGGTTTTTCCAGGCGCCTGCACCAGAAACTTCTATTTGATATCCGTTGACATGTGCAACACCAAACTTCCTAAGTCTGTCAAATAATTGTTCATGTTCAACTATTCCTTTACCGAAATGAATTTCAAACTCTGCTGACCTAAAAGGTGCTGAAACTTTGTTTTTAATTGTTTTTGCTGTTACATTAATACCGATTGGATTTTTGTCTGAGTCCAAGATTTGTTGGCCTGCTCCTAATTTTATTCTTACAGAACTGTGGAAAGGTATTGCGTGCATATTACTCTTCTACTTTCATAGAAGTATGGACTATATCTTCAAAAACTTTATCATGTGAAATATTTTTTAATTCGCTCGCCCAGTATCTTTTCAAGACATAACCTTCATCAATAATAACTTTTGACTTAATGTTGTCTTTTTCCCAGATGTCTTTTGCTAGAAGTTTTTTACCTCCAATTAAATCTTCTGGTTGATATTTTTCTGGATTAGCATGCCAATAATCACCATCGATTTCAACTATTACATTATATTCTGGAATATAGAAATCACATTTATATTTTTTAACACTTTTTTGCTGCACAAATTCTAAGCCTAAAGAATTCAATATTTCTATAAACATGATTTCAGGTTTTGTATTAGTAGAATTACTAGGTAATTTATTTTTATTAGACCATTCTAGTTGTCTTTGGTCTGCTTCTTCTTTACCATATTTAATAACCCATCTTTCATAATTAGAAAGTTTCATCCAATCAGTAACTCTTTCTTTTGCTTTTTTAAAGAATTCCTGTCGTTCAGGCCTTTTAGCAAATTCTTTGCCTAATTTTGACATTTTGTTTCTATAAGAGTCTTTTCTGGTTGCAGTCTGACATGACTTTTTTCTTTTTTCACGTATTTCTGGAGTATTATAGACCATTTCAGTCATTTTCTTACAATTTAACATGTTTGTCTCAGAATGACGCCATTCGTTAAATCTGTCAAAATTTCCCATAATTGAATCTGGGTACATTTCTTTATACTCTCTTGTCGTGATATTATGACTTTTAAGATGAGAATTAGTTATAGCTTTATAACTTTTGCCACATATTTCACATTTAAATTTTTGTTCCGCGCTCATAGATGTTTTCTCCTTTATCTTTATATATTATGCAATGGCAATGTATTACCTAATTTTATAATAAAGGTTACTAACATTAGTCTCTGAACCTTCAACCTGTCACCAGGAGGCTTGGCTGCGAATTGTCCAATCTTATATCTTTTTGAACTTTCACGCTCGCAATTACTCGCCACGTTGTAGTGATATAAGCTCTAAGGATGTTCTCGCAATTCACGGAATGAATTTTCATTTTATACTCTTGAATGGGAGGCCACATTATTTAGGCAGAAACCACCCGGAGTTGTATTGTGATTAATATGACCTCCTGCGATATAAGACTCACCGTCTGGAACAGACATATCAACAACTTGCATTCTCTTATTGACTTTTACTGCATCTTTTCTGTCGCGTGACCTAATCCATTCTCCTTCAACTAACGTCCTGTGTGCTGAAGTTGTTTTTAAGCCTCCAGGCAAAATATAATGACTGTCAACTGCATGTTTGACTACATAGTTAGTCATTGGCTTAAAACCTTGAGGAGTTTTAATCCTTATTCCTAAGTCTGACATGTCATACTCACAAGGATTTTCAAAGTCATCAATATTAAGCATTTCAGCTAATTTTCTCATTGTAATTTTAGTTTTCATAAATAACCTCCAATTTCATTATAATAATTTAAGAATTAAAATACATTTTATTAAATAAAGAATTTTCATCAAATTCAATTTCTATCTCAGAGTCAGGATCAATACAAGTTGGGTCACCATACATTACCCCGACTTTAGTTCTAATTTGATTCAAACAGACTAACAAAACTTTTTCGTTTGCTAATACGCCCGTGATTTTTCTCATTCCTTTAGAAATTGCTCGTGCCTGTAAACCAATCGACTCTTTGTCATAGTCTCCTGTAAGTTCTGCTTTAGGCGACGTAGCTGCAACTGAATCCCAAATAATTGAAACAGGCACATCTTTATCCATTGCTTTAGCTTTAATGATAGTCGATTCTGCAATTGATAATACTTCTTCTGTACAGTGTGTATCAACATATACAAATCTTTTTGAAATATCGACGCCTAATGCTTTGAGATTTTCAATAGAAGTTGCATTTTCTGTGTCGATATATACTACAATTCCGCCTAAACGTTGTGTAGACTTTGCAATTTGCGTTGCAATATGAGACTTACCGATAGATGGAGGTCCAAATATTTCTACTATTCTTCCTTCTGGAAGACCTCCTCCTTTTTGATTAGCAATAATATAATCTAACTGTACAGATCCTGTGCTAATCCATCGATTAACGTGTGTAGGT